AATTTCTTGCACTGAATAAGGAGAATAAGACATGGCATTCGCAACAGCAAATTGGGCAACAGTTGGCGCTTCTAAAAGCGGCAATGCTCCAGCTATCTACAGCTATAAGTCTGCTACAGACAACAAAGCTGCTATCGCTGGCTCTGGCTATTTCAACACAGTTGAAGCTCTTATCACTACTGGTGATTGGATCTACACATACGGCAGCGATGGCGGTCAAACGCTTGTCGCTACCAACACAGCAGGCGTCATTACAACGGCTGTAATCTAAAGAAAGAAGGGGCTGGATACTCTGGCCCCTTCCACCCTTTACGGAGAACGATATGGCTGCTGGTGATACCTCACTCTCGATCTGCTCGGATGCTCTGATATTGTTGGGCGCATCGCCCATTTCTTCTTTTACAGAAGGATCTGATTCAGCCCAGGCTTGTGATCGACTTTATCCAGATCTCCGTGACTCGCTGCTTTCAAACTATCAATGGAGTTGGAGCGTTAAAAAGGTGCAGCTAAATCGGCTGTCTACTGCTCCTATCGATGAGTGGAAGTATGCCTATCAAATGCCAGGGGATATGCTCTCCGGCGTCTTAGCCTTATTTACAAGCGCTGGTATTGGCGAGAACCCTGTCCGGTACGGGTGGGAAGTTTACGGCGATCAGCTATACACAAATTTCGAGAAGGTCTTTATCGACTACCAAGGTACAATCGATGAAAGCAAAATGCCAAATTACTTTGTGCGCCTTCTCCGCACCTCACTGGCTGCTGAGTTAGCCTTTACAATTACCGATCAGATTAGCAAGTCAGACTACTTTCGGGCCTTGGCATATGGCTCACCCGGTGAGTCAAACCGTGGTGGCTTGATGCGTGAGGCAATGAACATAGATAGTCGCGGTAAGCCGCCGCAGATCATTGAGGATTATTCTCTTATTGATGTGAGATACTAAAATGCGGATTATGCAGTTCCAAACGAACTTCTCGGTTGGTGAGCTTGATCCGCTTATCCGCGCTCGTACCGACTTGCAGCAATATCAGAACGCTCTTGAGGAAGCTACGAATGTAATCATTCAGCCTCAAGGGGGCTTTAAGCGCCGGGATGGTACGAAGTTTATCTATGACTTTGGATCAAGTTTTACTGACTTCAAGGTAATCCCCTTTGAGTTTAGCGTTGATGATAGTTACCTGTTGGTATTTGTCACTCAGAGGATTTATGTCTTCAAGGCTGGTGTCTTGCAGACGAATATTAACGGATCTGGTAATGACTATATTACAGCAACCGATATCACTACCGCTATGCTGGACAACATTAACTATACCCAGGCGGTTGATACGCTCATTCTCTGCCATGAGGATCTTCAGACAAAGAGGCTTGTGCGCAACAGTGACACAAGCTGGACGCTAGAGAACTTGCCTCTGACAAATCTTCCTCAGTATGCTTATGCCTTTGACACGCATCAGCCAGACTTTACGATCACGCCCAGCGCCACAACTGGAAACATTACGATCACAGCTTCGTCAATGACTACTGACAACGGTACGGCCCAAGCGGGTGGAGCGAATACAATTACCTTGAAGGCGGCGTCTAGTTACAGCACTGACGATCAGCCAAATGGTATGTTCATTACATTAACTTCCGGCACAGGCTCCGGTCAGACTAGGCACGTTGAGGACTATGTGGCCTCTACTAAGGTGCTGACTGTCTATCCCGCATGGGATACGGCTCCCGATAATACCACGGGTTACAAGGTGGAGGCTTTTGCTCCCTCTGCCGTTGGTGAATACGCCCAAGTCACAAGCACATTTGGCCGCGCTCGATATGTTGAATATGTATCGCCTACAGTTATGAAGGCTGTCACGGAAGTGGACTTCTTTGACACGGACGCCATTACCGCTGGTTTATGGGAGAGTGAGCATGGCTATGAGGATGTTTGGTCAAACACTCGCGGCTGGCCTCGGTCTGCTGCATTCCATGAGGGCCGGTTGTATTTTGGTGGATCTAAGTCTCGGCCAAATACCATCTGGGGTTCTGGTGTAATCAATTACTTTGATTTCAACGCCGGTACTGGACTTGACGATGAGAGCGTTGAGGCAACAATCAACACTAATCAGCTCAATACTATCGTCAACTTGTTCTCTGGCAACGACTTTCGGATCTTCACAACCGGTGGTGAGTTTGTAATCTTACAAGGGACCAATGAGCCAATTACTCCTTCGTCTTTCTTTGTACGGCCACAGACACGGCTTGGATCAAAGTCTGGTATTCCAATAGAAGAGCTGAACGGCGCGTCAATCTTTATTCAGCGCCAGGGTAAATCTATTAACGTCTTCCAGTTTGGCGATACTACAGCATCCTATCAGGTACAGAACATATCAGCTCTAAGCTCTCACTTGCTAAAAGATCCTGTGGACATGGCGGCGCGTAGGGCTGCGTCTACAGATGAATCGGATCGCCTGTTTGTGGTTAACGGTACTGACGGATCGATGGCGGTTTACTCTATCCTGGTCGGTCAGAATGTTATTGCGCCAAGCCGGTTCACAACAGACGGTGAGTTTATAGCTGTGGGCGTTGAGGTTGCAGATGTTTATGTGATCGTTAAACGGACTATTGATGGCACTGACAACTATATGCTGGAGAAGTTTGACCCAGATCTTACGCTAGATAGCGCTAAGGAGGGCGGAGCGGCGTCCTCAGTGACGTTACAGCATCTTGAGGGGGAGACAGTCCAGATCATTAGAGATGGCGTTCTAGAGCCAGAACAGACGGTCCCAGGATCTCCTTACACAGTTACGTTTGCTTCTGCTGCTACGTCTAGCTACCAGGTTGGTTTGAACTACACGGTCACAGCTAGGACAATGCCTGCGGAGCCGGTGCTATCTTCTGGATCTGTGCAGGGCTTTAAGAAACGTATTATCCAGGTTGATGCTATTGTGAACAGCACGAAGGATATGACGATTAACGGCAAGCAGATCTCGTTTAGAAACTTTGGCGAAGATGTTTTGGATTCGCCCGTTGAGCCTTTCACTGGCATAAAAACTGTGCATGGCTTGTTGGGGTATAGTGGAACGGGGCAGATTACTATTAGCCAGAATGTTCCATTGGAAATGATTGTTCTCGGTCTTGAGTACCGGTTGAGCGTAGGGAGTTAAAACATGGAAGCAATGGCAGTCATAGGTCCGATAGTATCAGTAGGAAGTAAGCTTGCTGCGGCTGGTGCGCAGAGAGATGTCGGTGCTGCGCAACAGGCCAGTTATGAACAGCAAGCTCAGGCTGCTGAGTTAAAGGGCCGTTCAGAAGCCATTGCTTATAAGCAGCAGGGCGCTGATGCTTTGCAGAACTTGAATGAAACATTGTCTGCAATTATTGCCCGTGCCGGTGCTGGTGGTGTAGATCCTACATCTGGATCGGCGGCAACTATGCAGATGTTTGCTTTGTCTGAGGGTAGCAGAGAGGCTGCGATTGCCCAGGACAACGCGGCTCTTGCTCTAGGTGAGGCAACACAACAGGCTGGAATATACAGGTCTGCTGGTCGAACAGCCCAGCTAAGTGCAAATGTAAGCGCGGCTGCAAGTATTGGCGAAGCGGCTTACATGGCCGGTCAACTATCATAGGTTAGGTTAAAGAATGGCACAGCTCCCACGATATCAGCGACTAGGTGTAAGAACTCGTCAACCAGGTAGCATTGATTTCGCTGATACGCGGGAACAAGCGAGGTATTCTCAAAACCTTTCTCAGCAACTTAATCGTATGTCTGAATTTGCTTTTAAGGAAGCTGCCAGGGCTGCTACAATTCGCGGTCAAGAGCGAGTGCAGGAAGAGGGCGCGGTCTCAACACTAGAGGCTATTGATGAAAAGGGTGGTGCGTTTACCATTGCTGATCGTGCGGCGTATGAGCTTGGAAGTCGCGTTGCTGTTGCTGAAATTCAGAATACTGCTGAGATTGAGATCTCCCGTATTTTGACTGACGGTGAAAAGAATGAAACTCCCTTCTCAGTTATTCAATCACAGCTTGCAGACGTAACGGACGGTTATTCTGAGTCTCTCAGGGTAATAGATCCAGCAGCATCTTCTGTCTTAAAGGTTAATTTGCAAGGTGCTGCTGCTACGGCAACTGAAAAGTATTCTAATTATTATGTTAAATTGCAGGCTCAAAAGCAGGCGGTAAAAAGATCTAATGCTGCTGAACGTGGAGCAAAGAGCGTATTAGAATCGGCTATCCTTCCCGGCATGACGATGGAGGAAATAAATAAGAAGATCGCTGTTGAAACAGAGCTTCAGATCGGGCTTGGAGCTACAGAGCTGGAAGCCACTGAATTTGCAGAAAATGTTTACAATGCTGCTTACAAAGAAAAGCTAGTGTATGAATTTAACACTGCCTCACTCGAAGAAA